TTTACATCAGACTGCGCTTGCAATCGATGGCCGTACTTCGGCAGGTTGTTTGAGCCAGATAGATGTGACCCTTAAGTATGTTAAGAATCAAGTCTTCTAGTCAGGAGTGTCACCTTGGGCTTTCCCTGGGTTCTGTTGGAGTTCTTTAGTTACAACTATTTTAGAACCTCTTTCAGGCTTATATCGCACTTTATTAATATGGCTCAATCCCTTAAAAGTACTCTGATGAGACCTGGGACGAAAACCTGATGGTTAAGTACAATGTTTGAACTACTTTTTGTAGCATGGGCATCAATAACATTAGTTGTTTCACATTTATCACCAGCTATTAAGCCTGTTGACACTATGCCAGGGTCTGATCTTATTGTTGAAGATTACCCTATTTCTACTTTTCTTATTGATTGTTGGTTGTTCATGAATCAACCAGCAGTTTGGTTAAGAACAAAAATGTTTTTATCCACATCCCTGCTTATAATACCATTCATATTCATTACTTTGTTTTTATTTAATCTTGTCCCCATTATTTTATCTGGGGTCTTGATTTGGACTTTTGGGGTTGTACCACTGATAACTTTCGGTTGGACTGTTATAGTTGCATGTTGTGCTTTTATTTCTTTTCTTTCTGTTTATAGTCATCTTTTGTTTGGGAGAATCCTGACAATATTCTTTGAAGAAACGGTCAGGGTTAGGCCTGAGACAATTGATATCATGAAGAAATATAATTCATCATTTACTCTTAAAATAAGTGAATCATATAAATTTATTGATCCGCCTATTGTATTTATTAGGAAAAGAGGGTTGAATAAGGCTGATTTGTTAAAAGACCCAAAAGATGAAGAAATGCCCTTGATTTTGGCAGCACAATTTGTACTTTTGTACTGCCCTGTACCTAGACAAGGTCTTTCATCTTTTGCTTTATCAATTTTCACCTTATTGGTTATATTAAACACATTTTTCTTTAAATTAATAAAAGCTGCTGTTTTAAGGCTCAAATATATTAGTTTAATGTTATTGTGTTGCCTTATGGTTGCTATCTTTGGTTCTCCAGCTACTGTCCAATTTTGGTTGGACCTTGCTTGGGATGTTTTAACATTTTTGTTATTTGGGGTAACGTCCCTGTTTACTAATTTTAAACAGTTTCGTTATTTATTGAGGCTTTTATTCTTATTTATTTATCTTAGGCTTAATAAAATTCTTCTGCAGGTCACTCTTAATGTTGATGGCCATGCAGGCCCTGTTAGGGGTTTTGATACAAAAGAAGAAAAATTTGCTCAGATTTGGAATGCAGGCGTGGCCCGTCTGCAAACTTTTGTTGATACTGTCTCTTTACCTAATTTCATCAGGACTTTACCTGAGAGGTTTGATATTGAGGCCATCAATGAAAGTCAAAGGATCTTGCATGACCTTGGTTGGCCTGACTCTGACCCTGTTGTTTCAGGCCCAGAAACCAAGACAATGAACTGGGAACAGTACAAGCATGCTTATTTGGGGACAGTTCCTTCTATTAAACAAGGAATTCATAGAGTGGAGTATGAGATCAAAACAGATACGGAGGCTTTGTCAGCACTTGGACCTGCTTGGATTAGGTCAGAGTCTTATGCTACGGTTGAAAATGAACTAGCATCATTGGCTAGGTATTTCGAGGAACCGACACGGAAAGATTTTGATCTTCCAATTGATGAAATTTGGTTACTTGTGCATTCAATTTTCGAAAATTCAAGACTTACTTCATATAGAGAGATCTTGCGCCATTGGAACAAGAAATATGGCCTTGGTCCTTTTTGGAGAAAAACCAAATCTAAGAAATGGAGAAAAATGTCTAGGAATGATTTCATCAAAGCCCTTGGGGGTTTTGAAAACCTACTTAAGTTGTGGGTTGAAACATTAAAACATGCTCCAGGTCTTGTTCCTGTTGCCCCTGTTTCCGTTAAGGGGGAAGCCTTGCCAGAAAAGAAATTTTTGGCTGATAAATTGAGGACAGTTATTGGGTCCCCAATTGTACATTATATAATGTCAACAGTTTGGAATTACTTTCCAAACCATAACTTTAGGTATTGGTCAACTTCAATTAAGGTTGGGATGCCATTAAATGGTGCCAATCTTAGTCAGTTGGTCACTGAGCATTTAGCTTTTGATAAGCATTTTGCTGGTGATTTCACTGCTTTTGATTCAACAGTGACTGAGCCTATGGTTAAGATCATAAAGAAAGTCAGGAAAAAGGGTTTTGAATATCATCGAGATTATGCTAAAATTTGTTTCTTAATTGATTCAAATTATGAAGCATTGTTAAAGATGCCCCTTTTGACTACATCAACTGGCAATCTTTATGATAAAAAGGTTGGTCTATCAACTGGTCATTCATCAACTAGTATGGATAATTCAGTTGCTGTTCTGGCCTTTTATTTATTAGCATGGAAACATTTAACTGGATTATCTGCACATGAGTTTAGGTATTTTGTTAAAGTTTCTTTATATGCTGATGATCATATTATGTCCTACAGGGCAACAGCTCCAGCAGCTTGGCACCCAAAGAACATAATTGCTGCTCTAAGGAATTTTAATGTTACTATGAGGGATGAAGAAGAAAGTCATGACTTGATGAAAATGTCTTTTTTGTCTAAATTTTGGAGACGGCCCACAACCTCTGATCAGCTGGAACTGAAACAGGCTGGGGTTCACCCTCCATCTTTGATTGTTTACCATGACCCTAGTAGGTTGGTAGGTAAAGCTTGTGCCCCTGCAAGAAGGGCATATGGAGATAAGCATTATAGGGCTAAGCGCCTTATTTCATACATGGACTTGTGTGCTCACCACAAAGACATTTATGATAAACTGCTTATTGATGTTAAAGCCTTACTTAAACAGAAGGATGGTACGGAAATGAAAATTTACCATACTATACCAACTTATGAGCAGGTCTTGCAAAAATGGTATAATGAAAAAAGCGTTTATAAAGAAGAAGATACTGACGACCCGGAAACAGCAGATGTGAAAGGTGATGTATTGACTTACACATCTAGTTTAGGGTTAGACACCCTTGTTCACGTTCTGTCTGTGCTACCTGATATTGCTAATCCTGCTATTTATAACATGGGTTACACAAATTATCTTGTTAGTGTTTTCGGTAAATTCTTACTGTGGCCAATTGAGCTTATTAAAAGAAGCAATGGTGCTAATACACCTGCTTTTATAACTCAATTGCTTAAACGCACTTGTTACGATTTCTTGGCCGATGTGCCTACTTTGCTTGTTGGGGACTCCAACCTGCATACATCTGAAATTCTAACACGCCACTGGCTTTTCATTCTCTTTAAAGGGGAGGATTGGAAGCCCAATGTGGCTAAAGTAACATCATACCTTGATAAACAAATCTCGTTGCTCAACTTTATGGCGACTGGGTATGTTTCAACTTACATTAGAAGGTATGATTTTCCAGTTTTCCAGATTCTTCTGGTAGTTTTACTTTCTTATGTACCTGGATTACCTTTTGCTGATAAAGCAATGTACTTCAGAGTACCAACTGCTTCTGCAGTTGTTGAATACCTTTGGGGCTATGCCCTGAAAGTTTTCTGGTCAACAATTCCTGCTAATATGAAGGAAGTTTCAGCTGCGTTGACCACAATGGATTCAAATCCATATGTCCTTGTTGTTGCTCCAACAGGAACCGGTAAATCAACTACTTTTGTGTCTTATGTATACAGAAATTTTGGTTACCTATACCCTAGGGTTGTTCTTGTTTTGCCTAGAAGGATTTTAGTTGAATCCTTGACTTCTTATTTAAGGTCAAATTATGGATTACCTGCTTTTGCTGTAACAGCTGGTATTCAAGCCCCGCGTGATGCTAGGCTCATTATAACTACAGCTGCAGAAGTTTTCTTACATGAAAACTGGTTGACAGAACATTCTTTGTTCCTTGTAGATGAGGCACATGTAAATGAACCCTTAACTATAGGTGTTTCAAGAATGTTAACTTCTTCTAGGGCACACACAATTTTCTTAACTGCAACTCCTTCCCCATATATAAGGGAAATTGTTAATATAGAAATACCTTTGACTATTGCTTCAGTCTGGTCCATTGTAAATGTCGCATTCCAAGTTGTGCAAGCCACAGCTGAGTCTGATGTTCATTTTTTCTGGGCAAACTATAGATCAAGAGTTTTAGGGATTGTGAAGAAACAAAGAATTTCAAAATTTCTAATTTTCTGTCCCACTGTGAAGCAGTGTGCAGAATTGGCAACCAGAATGGAAGGTAGGGCATGTGTCTTAACATCAAAATCAAGATATGTTGACCCGACTGCTCAATTCTTTATTGCAACTTCTGTGGCTGATGTTGGCCTTACTATTCCTGATGTTGACTGGGTTATAACCAGCAATGTGACAATGGCAAGTCTCCC